CTAATCAATACGGGTTGCCATCAGACAGGAGGCTGACAGAGCACTCAGGACGCAGCACACCATGGCCAACAGCATAGCTGGCGACCATCATGGTGGCTTGAGTCATGGCCTTGTACTCAGCACCAGTCATCTGCATCGAAACGTCCTTCAGAGAGACGGTACCAACAGCTTCCTTAGTGAAGCAGAGGCCGAAGCAGTTAGCGATGGAGCTGGTGTTACCCTGCTCATCCTGGAAGTAATCAACAGTACCTGAAGCAGCAGAACCGTTAGAACCGTCCTTACCGTTGATGTAGTTAGGACGCTCACCACGGGTAACAGCAGACTGGTTGCTCAAACCTGCGTAGGTTTGGTTAGCAGTGTAGCTGTTAATACCCAGGTGGTTAGAGGTAACCAGACGGAAACCAGCAACGCTAAGAACGCTGTTACCAGCAAACGTACCGTTACGACCATCAGCGCCGTTGTAATCAGTGTTGATTGCGCGGTCGCTTTGCAGGATATCGTAGTAAGCACCAGGGCTCAAAACGGTAACGCGGCCATCCTTAGGAGCATCTTTTTCGTCCAGCACTTGGCAGGCCTTGTAAAGATTCTCAACAATCAGGTTGCCACGAGCAGTGCGGCTAGCAGCACCGTTCAGGTCAATGCCGGTGAAAGAAGTACCACCAGGCATCGAGTTCAGAACGAACAGACGCTCACCAACTTGGAAACCAACGCCAGAACCAGTACCGATAGAACCGATAGGGTTAATGACAAAAGTAGCAGCACCGTTGGTAGGAGCAGTCGTGATTACGCCGTAGTTACCAGAGTTCTCACCGTAGACAACTTCGCCAATAGCCCAGTAGGTAAGCTCGGCAGTTGCGAAGTTAGCTGACATCGTAATTGTGTTGGTGCTTACAGAAGAGTAAGTACCATCAGCAATTTGGAAACGCTTGGAAGTCCAATCCTTAATGCGACCGTCAGATTCGGTAGCAGCAAGAAGGGTACGTGCCAGACGTTGGTCATAAGCACGAGCCAAAGCACGGCCCAATTCGGTGCTATAGATGCTCCGAACGTCCCAATGCAGTTTGGCTTCGTCCAAGTCGTAAATGGAAGCATCAGCAATCAGCAGGTCATCAATGGTGATGATCTTTTCGCCAATCATGCCTTTGTTACCTTGACCGGTGATGAAGTCACCAGGACGGTGGTAGCGGCTAGAGAAGCGGCCAGTGATTGGGAAGGAAGCGGATTTGCCCGAAGAGATTGAGCGCTTCATGGTCAGGTCCTTGAAAACCGTTTCACGGTTGAAGGTCGTCAGAACTTCACCAGAAAAGATTTTAAGGAAATTAGAGTTTTCAGCTTCGTAGTTGCCGGAGGCAGAACCAGCGTTGTATTGAACGCCGTTAATACCACCCAACCGCGAAAGCGACGCATTAAGGTCAGGCATCGTTTTGTGTTTGGAAGAGTTTACGCACGCTCGCTTCGCACTGCTGTTATCGCCTCAGCGGCAACAATACTTACGTTCGTTAAAGAAATACTAACCCCTAGGACCTAAAACGTCACTACGAATGAGTTTGTCTTGAACGTCTTGGGTATAAGCAGAATCATTCAAATACCTTGAATCATTCATGGCAGCCATAACTTCAGCAGTAGAACGGAAGACATCGCTGCTGTTACCAGACAGACGACCACCCATTAGTTCAGGCTCAAAGCCAGTTTGGTCTTGATACGCAAAGTACATGGATTGCAGGGCATTCCGAGCGCGGTAATAATCGCCGCTATTTACTTCACGGTTGTAAGCTTCGATTTCATCTTCGTTAAGATTTTCCATAGCCCAGTTCTGGACAACGGAAAAATTCTCACGGCCACCAATGCTTTCAACAATGGTTTGTTCTTCTTCTTGCGAAATCGGTTCAAGTCCACCTGCTTGATCTTCAGTTTCATCTGTTCCGGTTTCAGCTTTTTCGTAACCACCACGATTTCCTAGTTTCTTTTCAAGCTCTTGATAAGCCTGAAGAAGATCGTCGGCTGAACGAAACTTACCAGCAATAAGTTCCTCTTGTGGTTCGTTATTAGCACCTTCAAGAACTTGAAGATCTTGTTCGTTATATGGACCTGTGGGATTACTAATTACCCCATCTGCAATGATTTCCATAATATCAACCGATACGGACGGTCAGATCTGGATAAATCCAAACAGGACGTTTGGCTTTAGCAGCAGCAACATACTGATCGTAGACAGCAGGCTTTTCAGCCTTTAGCTGCTCAATCAGTTCATCCATCTTGCTGCGGGGTTCAGCCTTTTTAGAAGGCTTCTCCTGCTCCACCTGGGGCTCCTGCTCCAGTGGTTTCTTGGGCTGCGCGGACTGTGTCATTTTGAGCTTTGACTAATGCGGCCTGTTTAGCAGGATCGTTATTAGGATCCTGTGAGGCCATTTGTTGCTGCATCATCATAGCTTGCTGTTGCTCTTCTGCCATTAGATCCTCATCAGATTTAATAAGTTTGTAGGTATCAAGACCATCGGAAGCAGCAAGACGTGTGATCAATTCCCTAGTGTTGACGTACTTGCTCATTGCTTCAGGACCAACAGTTGCAGCAAGTGTTTGCAGGAACTGCAGCAGTTTTGCTTTATCGTTGCCGCGACCAAGAGCATCAATACCAGTTGTGATCTGTGGTTTGACTACGTTTTTAGGAAGCTTAGGAAGACGCCCCTGACGCTCCATAAGAGCCATCTTGCGGTTAACAAGAGGTAGCTGTAGTTCAATACTAAGAATTGAATAGACTCCACCCAATCCTGATTCCAGCTCCTGTGCAACCATTCTGATTTCTTCGGCTGTCACTCGGTCCCGCCCTTGAGTACCAGCTTGAATAGCGCTGTTAAGAAGGAACGCAAAACTAAGACGCTGCTCAATACGAGCAATGGTGTTAAGAGCAACGGTTAGATCAGCTTGCTTCTGCATCTGCAGAGCAGCTACATCATTAACATCACCGGCAACGATGGATCCATTAGCAGCCTTAGCAAGTACATCAGGACGTGTTGTGCCGTTTGGCTTACAGAGAAAGATGATCTTGGCAGCAGCTGCTGAACCCTCAACAATGGCTTTAGACAAATACTCAAGACTCTTAAGGTCTCCAAGCAGCTCTTCGCAATAACCACGACCGTAGGCTTCATGAGCCACACGGAACATACGAAGGGGAATCCAAGGACTTTTATCAATAGGAACAGAACCTTTCTTACCAAGCTGTTTGTTGTAAACCTCTTGATACCAATTACAACGATCTGCTTTGTAATCCCAAGTTACGTGGGTGTACAGAAAAACTGTCTTATCTACGTAACCACCATTACTATTTTTAGGAGCAGCGCCATCAGGAAGCACGTCAGGATTTACTTCTTCCCTAACAACAACTTCAAGAATGTTCCCTTCTGGGTCACGGTTCAGTACAAATGATTTAAGCGGATAAACCCTGGTGCCTTTTTCAGATACATAAAGCAAGGCGTTACCGCCAATGATCAAGTGCTTAAGGGCCTCAAACAACGCTGTGCGATCTCCAGACTCTTCAATGTCACGCATCACTGCGCGTTCCATTAGAGAAAGTTGTTGATCAAATTCAGATTGAAGTTCTTTGTAATTATCAAGTTCCTTTTTAAGCTTCATGTCATCAACAGACAACCTAAAAAAAGCTTGATTAGGAGGTAGCAAAGCAATAAGCAATTTGCTAGCCAAATTATTTACACCTCGTGCTCCCAATCCTTGGTAAGTGGTGGCAATTTTGGTGTATAAATTTTTACCTGTGCTGCGGTCGTTATCTGTAATTAGAGTAGGCAAGGTGTACTTACTACACTCAATAGCCCGATCCATGTAGATCGCTTTTTCTGGCTCTAAAGCAGAGTAACGAGATTGAGCATTAGACATTCAAACCACCGAGAGGAGAAGAGGAGCCACCCATAGCAAGACCTGACTCACCAGCTATAGGAGATTTTACTTCTACGTTAGTACGCAGAGCTGCTGGGGTGCCAGCACTTTTGCGTATCCTACTGGTTACAGGGGCTGCTGCACTCTTTTGAGATTGAAGTTGAGAAGTCAAAGATTGTTGTTGAAGGCTTAGAGCAGAAGCTTGTCGTTGACTGGCTAGTTGCGCTTCAGATGTTTTCCTAGCTTGTTCTGCTTGCATCTGCAAACTAGAAGTTTGAAGCCGTGCTTGTTCTAGTTGAGACGCGTAAGCTGCGGCTTGGTTTGCGGTTTGTTCCTTTAGGGCCTCAGCTTGTTGAAGAGTAGCTGCACGAGTTTCATCTGCTACTTTTCTAGCGCTAGCAGCCATTGCAGAAGCGTTTCTAGCTCCTGAAATGGCACTAGCTGCACCAAAAGCTAAGCTTCCTAAACCAAAAATTAAACCAAGCATGGCAATTAGTTGTATTTGGTTTCTTCTTGAAGATTGTACTGATCTTTTAAATGACGAACAACCGACACTTGACCAGCAGTAAACCAGATAAGCTTCTCTTCCATACTAAGGTCGGGACACCGATCTGGATAAACCTCTTCTAGATACTTAATAATATCCGCATCAATAAAACATTTCATATATTTAAACCTGTTGGGTTAACTCGTCCAGCTTTGGTGCCGCCATAGCCACCAATACTAAGACCAGTATTGATCCTTGTGCTGCTTACTCCAGGTCTGTTAATTTCTGTTTTATTCCTAGCTCTTGCATTAGTAACTACTTGTGCTGGTTGTTGAGCTTGATTTTGTAGTTGTTGATTTCTATACAAAACAGCTTTAGATATTCTTTCAGTAGTAATTCCAGCAGCTTCTGCTTCTTTACCTGCTTTAATAACTCCTTCTTGAGCTGTAGCTACTTCTGCT